GTGCGTCGGTTACAGCATCGCTAGGCCCTGTCAGCGTGCGGTTAGGCTCGTACCACGACTGGGACTGCGTGAGCCCGGCCCACGAAGGGCGGCGCTCCATCACGTAGTCTACGATGTTCCAGGTCTGGCCTTGGAGGCGCTTCTTGTTCCACACGACGTAACAGGCGTGCGGCCAGCGCGAGCTGACAGACACGCGGTTCGCGTTGCCCAGGAAGTTGTTGATGGGCTGGTCGGGCTCGCCCCAGTAGATTGTGAACGAGCCCTCCGCGCCGAGATCCACCGTGGTTCCGCTGGGGTGAGACTCAGAGGTGATCGGGCCGGTGAAGATCGTCGTGCCGCCTTGGATGATCGAGTGCAGCGCGAACATAGGACCGATGCCGAGAACGTGCCACCCGGCCTCGTAGACCACATCCGTTTCAGGGGCGTCACCGCCGCCCTTACCTCCACCGCCCGCCGACTCTTTGCGGATCTCGCGATCGCCAGCCCAGCAGAACACAGGGCCGATGCGGCGGATGCCTACATGCCAAGGCGTGAACGAGCCTCGGATCGAGAGCGTCGTGGGCTTGTCGGACTGGATCGGCGAGTCTGACTTCTTCGCGAGCATCTGGCCCGCGATGATCGACATGCCTATCGAGAGGACAGCCCATCCCAACTGAACCCACGCATGCTGCGTTCCATCAGCCTCGACGGCCGTCCCGCCGAACTGGAGGATGCAGCCCGTCATAAGCACGCTTACGGCCAGCAGACACTTCTGGTAGAAGCGCGGACGGTCGCAGTTCCAGTTGTAGCTCACGTCATCCACGCGACGCCAGAACCATTGAGTTACTCGGCGCATTCTTGCCTCCAGCGATGCTTGTCCTCGATCCGGTAGACGGCGTAGAGAATCTGTTGTTCGAGGAACGACCATCCGCCCTGATGGAAGCCGCACGACGGCTGGGCGTGCCACAGCTCGTTCTTGCGCGGCCCCACGATCTCGACGTGGCCCGGACCTCCTCCCGGAGCGCCCGTCACTACGATGTCCCCCGGCTCCACCTGGAAGACGCCTTGCTCATCAGGCTCGACCTTCGAGCACGGCGAGTAGCGCCGCATGATCTCGCGCACGGTGCGGATCGCGCCAGCTCGGTCATGGATTGAGGCGTCGTGTGGGAACCCGGCAGGCCGCATTCGCGCGCGCCCGTCGAGCGCGTCCACCACGCCGAAGACGCTACCCGTGCAGTCCGCCCCGCGTTGCGGGAAGGACTGGCCGGACTCGTAGCGCGTGCCGCGCCAGCGCTCCAGCTCGGCTGCCAGCGCAGTAGCGATCTCGGGGTCGCCAGGATTCCACTCCAGGCTCGGTCGGTAGACGCGGTAGCCGCCCATTACGGGGTCTCGAAGTTGGGTTGGTGGGCGGGGATGGCGTAGCCAAGGCCCAGGAAGAACTCCTCGGCGTTCCAGCGCGCGCGGCACGTCTCGACGGTTTTGTCGCAGCCCGGCACGAACCTGATGCTGGCCGCACCAGCGAGAATCCAGTCGCTAGGCACTGGGTTGGCCATGTACGCCTTGGTCGTGTCCACGTCTCCGTCGTAGTCTCGGATTGCGATGCGCAGGCCGTCCTTCTCAGCGTAGCCGCGCTTCCAGTAGCGAGCGTCGGTTGACCCCGGCGTCGTGAAAATTCCCGTCGTGACAGTGATCTCAGTGCCGTCCGCCGAGTCAATCTCGGCCAGCACCTCCACGGGAGTCACGCCGCACCCGCCCTTGAACAAGGTCCAGGCACAGTGGTGGTTGCAAGGCAACCCCATCGCGATGTCCAGGCGCGACTTGATCGGAAGGGAGAAGAACGCGGCTTGGTTGTTCTGCCCCTGGTAGTTCTTGATCGTGCGCCTGACTCGCCCCGCGTACAGGATTTTCTGCGAGGACTGGTCGCCCGTGAAGAGGCCCTGCGTCAGCTCCTCGATGATAACGTAGATCGGAGAGTGGGGCACGCCGCCGCTGGCGCGCGACACGAAGCTGTCGAGGGGCAGCACGATGCGCAGCTCACGCTTGTCGAACGTCCCTTCGTTCTCGGGGATCGCCAGCTTCATGCGCGGCTCCGACGTGTGACCTAGGAAGTCCTGGTCCCAGTCGGTGTAACGCGCCTGCGTGGCGAGGCCGGCCCCGTAGAAGAACGTCACGAGGACGAACCCCTCCTTCTCGGGCCGTGCGTATGCTTTCACCATGGTTGCCTCCTAGACCTCGAAGTCCTGCTCGTTGAGCACTTCGATGATGTCGATGCCGGCCGTGCCGCAGCCGGTGTGCTCCCAAGTCTCGACGAATTCATCCTGCGTGAAGCGCACCAGTCTGGCGCGCGCGACGCGGTGGCAGTCGGCGACCAGGAGTCCAGAAGGCATCGGGTCCCCAAACGAGAAGCGGAACACTGTGAGGATCTGGAGGATCGAGTCCACGTCGGTCACGTAGTGCTTGCCGTCCGACATGACCAGCCCCAGAGCCTCGAACTCTTCCTGCGTGTCCGCGAGATCAAGGTCGTTCTCTGAGATGCCCACGAATGTGCCGTTGGTGTCGATATCGACCAGTTGGAAATACTGGTCCTGGTCGATGTGCCAGAAGCTGCGCAGACGACCCCGGCGCGTCTCGAAGAACTCCAACGCGCCCCAGATCGTGTCGCGATCGCCAGTGACCTCGAAGCGGTGCGTCTGGCGCGAGCGATCGCCCTCGACGCTCACGAAGTCGGCACGACCGCCTCGGTTCCTGTTGCCCTGTCGCGAGCGGCCTTTGGAGATGCCGCGAGTCCAGTCGGGCTCCTCGTACCAAACGGGGCGTTCGTCGTGCGCCAACTCTGCGCCAGAGGGGTTGTCTGACTTGATCGGAGGAAGTTGCGACGCGCCAGGAGCCTCGGTGACGGTCATCTTCACTGTGGGCACACGCGCGGTCGAATAGTCAGCATCCGCCTCCAACACGATCTCGCAGTCCATGATAGGAAACACGAGCGATCCTGCCGCCACATCCACGCCGAGCGCGGAGGTGAGAGTGATGGTCGCGTTCGTCATGTCGCCGATCTGGTGGAAGGAGTGCGACACAGGCTGGTGGCAGAAGTCAAGCTGCACGATCGCGATGCGCGCTCCTGGAAAGAAGCGTCCCTGATCCGTCCGCACGTTGATTGTCGTGGCGCTGCTCAGGTACGAGGCGTCAAGTTCCTGCTGGTCCATGTAGATCGGGACCTGGAACCTCTGATCCCCCAGGCGGCGCAGCAAGACCTCCAGCCGTTCGAGTTGCTCCAGGGAGTTGATGCCCGTCACCGTCTTGGAGTCGCAGATCGTCCATTCCAGGTCGAGAGTGCGCGTAGGCTTCACGCCCAGGCCCCGACGAGATTCCGCGCCAGAGTCGGGGGAGATCGATACGTCGGTGCGGAACGATGTGGACAACTTGGCTCGCGTCGCCCAGTTGTGAAGGAAGATGTAGGCATCGTCCACAAGATCCAGCGGGGAGACCAACCCCGCCGAGCCCTGGCGAGCGAGAGCTTCGATCGAGAAACGAGAGACCTGCACCTCGTCGGGGTTGTCGCCAAGCGCAAGGACTTGGGTATCAAGACGAGAGACGGCTGCCGCAGCGTCGCCCGCCGCCAACACCTCGATCGCGAAGCGTGAGACCTGCACCTCGTCTGGGTTGTCGCCGAGAGCCAGGACGTGGGAGTCAAGGCGCGTCGCTGCACAAACCTGAGGTTCTATGCCTAGAACCTCCACGACCGCGCGCGAGACCTGCACTTCGTCGGGGTTCTCCCCCAGCGCAAGCACATGCACATCGAGCCGGTTGGCAGAGCCCACCGAGCCCTCGTCAGCGAGGACTTCGACCGACTCCCGGGAGATTCTGACTTCGACCATGCCTCCGGTCTCCTACCTAGCCGTTGTTGACTACACCGAGTTGGATCGAGTCGAGGTCAGCGAATATCCAGTCCGCCAAGGTGTTTGGATCGTCCTCAGCGATCACGGCCTGTGCCTCCATGGTAGTGCTGTCCACGTTGAGAGCGGTGCCGAACTCCGTCTGCGCGGGGGTGCCCGTGGTCTTGCGCCACATGAAGCCGATGTCGAGATCGCCCGTGGTCTCCATGCGCGCATGCAGATCCATGCGCACGCCGATGATCGACGCCTGATCCATGAAGTCCATGGTCCCAGATACCCCGCCCATCTGAGCGAGATGGATCTGACCTACCACGTCGGACGTGAGGCGGTCATCGTCCTCGACCGAAGTGGCAAGCTCCTGCCAAGCGTCCTCGGTGTCAGTCGCCGTCTGGAGAGTCCACTCAGTCGTGTCTCCGTCGCCACCGCCCACGGTAGTGATCTTCATGGGAGTCACGAAGCACCTACCCAGGAAGTCGTTGTTCTT